TTTTGTATTTAAACCAAGTTCAGCTTGAAGTTTTGCTTTACCCATACCATAGAAAAGACCTAAATTAATTGTCTTGGCTTGTGTTCTAGATATGTTTGCCATGTCAGCCACTGTCTGGTGAAAGTCAACACTGTTGTCCTTAAATTTATCCACAATACTTGCAACAGACTCATCAAAACAAATTGGCTCAGTTGTTGCCGCGTAATGCACAACTAATCTTGGCTCTTGTTGTGAGTAATCAAAACAACCCCATTTGTGATCTTTCTCAGGCACAAACAAAGAACGAATCATTGGTCCTAAATCTTTATTCCTTGCAGGAATCTGTTGTAGGTTAGGATTAGAATAACTAAATCTTCCTGTAACTGTACCACCTTGATCAGATCTAATTGGATTTATATCTGCATGTATTCTACCTCTATATTGATGTTTTAATATAGTATCTATGAATGTTGTATGTGCCTTGTTAATTTCTCTTGCTTTTGCTATGTTCTTAACCATTGGATGATTATGTGTGGAAAGGAAATTTTTTGTAAATGAAGGTGACTTTGTTTTCTCGGTTCTATGGTATGACAAGGAGAGCTTGTCGAAAACTTTGGCGATTGATCTTGCTGCCCATATTTGAACATCTTGTCCTGTTTCTTTTTTTACTGCTAGTAGGAGTTCTTCTTCCTGTTTACATAACTGCTGTTTCAGCTTATGAGCACGTTCGACATCGACACACACCCCTTTAAATTTCATATCAATTAAACACGGAAACAGTTGTGTTTCTAAATCAAATATATTTGTAAGACGTTGTTTGTTTATTTCTCTAGATAATACTTTAAATAATTCTAATGTAAGTTCAGCATCTTTCTCTGCATAACTTCCAACATACATTGCAGGTAATTTATATAATTCTTTTTTAGGATCTATACCCCAAGACTCTGCAGCTTCTTTCAAAGCTTTTTCGTCTTTTACTTCACCAAGATAATCAAATGAAATACTATTAAGTGTGTACCATAATCTATTTTCATCAATTAATGATGCCATGACCATGGTATCTATAATATGTCCATTGATAGGTATACCATATGCTTTTATCCAACATACATCATACATTGCATTGTGAAATATTTTTACTGCATCTGTAGCACAAACTTTTTTAAACCATTCTAAAACAATTCTTCTGTCCATATTACCACCGCCTTCATGTGCAATAGGGTAATAACCTGACCATCCTTCAACAGCCACTGCAACACCAACTATCTCTCCATGACCTTGTATGGCTCCTGATCCTCTTGATTTTAAGTCTGGGTCTTTTGTCTCCAAGTCAATCGCAATATATTTTGCTCCTGATAAATCAGGAAACTCTTCTGGACAATCCCATTCAGTTTGCGCTGTAAACATTATTTCTTTTTTTTCTTAGTATCTTTTAACTTCTTTTTCTCTAATTGACAATAGTGAATGATCTTGTCAAGATCTTCAACTCCGTTCTTGTGCATATACCTACAAACATATTTTATAACACAGCCCTGAAAGAACGAGAGGTTATTTTTTGAAATAAACTCGTATGGCTGTATGTCAAAATACATGTAATGGGATCCACCTACCTGCTTGTAGTGTGGTTTCTTTTCGTCCATCATTTCTTCAAACATCTTTACATCTGTCATATTATTGGTGCTCCTATGTTATATTGATATTCATAATCTTGATTGGTTATGAATAATTTTTCCTTTGCTCTTGTTATACCTACAAAGAATGTTCTATGTTCCGGATCAGAATCTTTCTGAGCTGATTCATAAATGATTCTTTCTAAATCTGTAAACAAAACAACGTTATCACATTCTTCACCTTTTACACTATGTATTGTAGATAATTTTATTCTAGCTGGTTTCATTAGATCTTCACTCTTTAGAATCGTTCTAATGTAGTTTTTGCTTGATTCAGGAAAGTTTAGTGTTTCCCAGCCTCCCGCTGCTCGCAACCCGTGGTGTTCTCTCAGTCCTTCTATAT